TTTGAAGACCATGAAGAGAACTCTCAAGCTTCCACTTAAGGTTCCCTTTACGGGATTTGACAGACGATCCCCGAAGGCAAAGGTGCCCGCAAGGTGCGTCTTCCCGAACGGGTTCGGATGGAAGGATTTTGGAGGACGCCGATCAGAGCTCGCTCATAGGCTCCTTAGACTGGGTAGAAAACCCAGGATGAGGCTCCAGAGTACTTGGTTGGCAATCGCCGGATCCCTTGAAGTGATTCTTCCGGGTCTAACCGCGGGACTTAAAATGTCCCGTGGAGACTTCGATAGAACACGCTCAGGGATCCTGAGATTGTACAAGTGGGTAATAACCTCCTGGATTTTCCAGGGAGAAGACTGGGTGTTAGCCCGCCTCGCGAGTCTTTCCGATTGGTCCCTTTACTATTCGGTTCAGAGTGATTACTCTAAACCGGAAGTAGTGCCGGACCTTATCGGAATGACCCGCGATGGTTGGCTAACCTTCCCGTGGGCCAAGGGCCTCCTAAAAGGAAAACTCATTCCTACAAGGGGTCCCTATGCCGGGGATAGTTCAGTCTTCTCCGAGGAAAATTCCTTTAGGTTATATACCCTGTACTCCCTGAAGGGAGCTCTCCCTACGCCTTCCAAAGCGAAGATTATCTCTTCTCTTAGGAAGCATAAGGAGACGCTCACCTCAGGGGGTACAACTCCTGAGAGCCTCGTGGAGGCTAGTGAGAGGTTCATGAAGGAGTATCGCAAATGCTTCTCCCCGAACCCTAAGGCAATCTCGACGACTACCTCCTCGGCCGCCATCCTCGAGAACTCGCGTTCTCAAGGAGGGAGGTCAAGGTGGATCATCGAGAAAGTTCAGAGGGTTCTGGAGTATCTCCAAGAGGTTGCGGGGCACCAGGAAGCTTGGCTTCCTGGTTCTTTTGATGAACCTCATGTGGGAGATCTCGGGACATACAATGGCCTTGGAGAGCCTTGGGACCATCTGTTACCAGAGGGTCTTAGGCTCCGCCATAGGCCGTATTCCCTAGATCTCGCCAAGAGGTTCCTCCCGCTCATCCTCTTGGATGAAGCATGCGAACAGGGTCTCGTACCGAAACCCCGAGGTATCCTTCTCGGAGGTGGTTATTATAGCGGAAGCTATAAGTACCCCCCCGAGAGTGGCCTCGAGGGTTTCAGTGTGGAACCCTATGAGGTTCGTCCCTCGGTGGTGGAGGAACAGGGTGCGAAGGCCAGGGTGATTACAGTATCCCCTGGCGTCGTCGTTACCCTCCTCCACCTCATGAGGACCTATTGTTACTCTTCCCTGGGAAAGGATCCAGAAGTTGGAACCATTTCCGGGGAAGGGACATTAGTGTCCTTCATGAATCGAGTGAATCGATTCCTAAGAGACCATCCAGATTTTGATCTCTCTGGAAGGGTTCTGCTGTCTCTAGATTTGTCTAGAGCCACAGATACCTTCCACAGAGATATCTGTCAAGGTCTCTTAAGAGGATTCTTGGACGATCCCTCTACTCCGAGGATTATAAAAATCCTCGAACCTCTCGTTAACTCTCCTCTAAGGATACTCTATGAGGATCTTGGAGATGAAGAACCCGTGGAAACCTCTAGAGGTATTCCCATGGGGAACCCTGCCTCATGGTTTGTTTTGTGTTCCTTCACAAGATTTCTTTGGGAAACTGCCGGAGTTTTATCCGTCAGGTTCCATAAGAAATCTGTTGAAGGAATCCTCAAAATGGTCCGGGACCCGAAGTTTCGGGTCCCAGACTACAAACCTCCGACAGGGGACCCCCTGACCTCTAGGTGTGGGGATGATCAACTTTCTCTTACGAGACGTAGGAGAGCCCTCATTTTTGAGGGTCTCCTAGGTCTCGCAGGAGGAATTATCTCCCCCGGGGTACATCTAAGATCTGAGACCTATGGAGTCTATACGAAACAGCTCTGTATTCTCGAAAGAGAAAAGAGAGCAGTTCGTTTCGTAGACATCCTAAGGTCTCGATCTTTGAGTACCCCGGACAGTAGGCTTCCAGGGGCCAAAGAGGTTCCTCCGAGTTGGAGTCGAGGTATTGCCGCCTCGAGAGAACTCGCCTGGTGGGGTGGTGACACCTACCAGGGGGCCGCCACGTTTGTTTGGTGGCGGTACCATGAGTTTCTCTCGAGGTGCATTCGGTTAGGGATGGAACCCTGGCTTCCTAGGAGATTTGGTGGTCTCGAGTTTCCTCATTATAAGAGGAAACTTGAGATCATATCTCCTAAGACACGCCGGATGGTTTCCATCCTTCTCCGAGCCGACCTCAACTTGGAGAACCTCCTTGATCTCGAATCTGTTGGTTCCGTTTGGAATCCCACCTTCTCGGGACTCATGGGTCAAGTTTCCCAAGAGATCCTCAGGAGAATTGTCACGGTGCTCGAAGTGAGCAACCTAGACGTTCTCGCTGATGATCTCGGGATGTCTGTGACCTGGGAGTACCCGAAATGGTGGACTCTCAAGGAACCCACAGATGTGCTCAAGAAGGAGGGTTGGATTCCTCTGAAGAGTTTTCTAAAAGAGCTCAATGGAGCTATTTTAGAAAGGATGGCCTATCTCTACGAGTCGCCTCGTATAGATAAGGTACCATCCCTTCAGAGAATCTCACGCTCTTTCAAGAGCCTTCGAGATAAAATCATCTCACGAGATCCCTATAGGTATAGGGAGCTCCGATCCGCGTCCTTCCAGGAACTCCAGAAGAGGTTGGACTGGAAGCTTCTGGTAGTCTTTGTGAAAGGAGACCCCGAGAAGATCGCTAAGTCATTGATACTTAGAGAGCTTCCCGGGGACCCGGTTGCAAAGACTCGCAGAAGATTCCTCGTCCGACTTGGTCCTGAGTACTCTATGAATCCCTTCTTTGTGAAGGCATAGAGGACTCCGGACCCTCTTCTGGATCCTTTTCATCCGAATTTGTTCCTTCGGGGAAAGCCTTTTCAGGTCTCCCTAAAGGTAGTGGG